GTGCGCGCCATTGAGGCGCTGCGCCAAGGCGTGGCGCGCGGTTTCTGGGAGCGCGCGGCCACGGCGGCGGTGGCTGCCGCATCGGGCTGGTTTGCGGCGCACTTCGGGGGTACACGGCCGTGACTGATGAGCAGCTGTCGGAACACTTCGCCTTGTCGGAGTTCTTGGCTCCAAGCGATCCGGTGAAGCCTACGCCGCAGCAGGTGGCGAACCTGCGCCAGCTGGCGGTCAAGGTGCTTGAGCCGATGCGCGCCAAGCTGGGGCGGCCGCTGGTCATCAGCAGCGGCTTCAGGTCGCCAGACTACAACAAGAAGATCGGTGGCGCGCCGGGCAGCCAGCACACGCAGGGCATCGCTGCCGACATCGAGCTAGGCGGCGACACGGCATGCATCGTGGCGGCGGCGGTTGCCAGCACCATCCAGGCCTGCGGCGGGATCGGCCTGTACCCTGGCCGAGGCTTCATCCACGTTGACATTAGGCCGCGCGTCGGCCGCAAGGCCACATGGTGGGCGCAGATTGATGGCAAGTATGGGCCGCTGACGGAGCGGCTGCGCAGCGGCATCAAGGCCGCAGGGGGCAAGGTATGAGCGACTGGCTGAACGTGGCAGGGCAGGCGGTGGGCTGGCTAGTGCAGCAGCCTGCCGTGCAGGGCGTGGCGGTGGCGGCTGTCACCGAGGTGGTGAAGCGTGCGCCTGCTGGGCCTTCAGGCGGCGCTGGCGTGCGGCTGGTTGCTGCCGTGCTGGCCGTGGCGTCCACGGTGGCCGCAGCAGCTGCCCAGGGCGACGTGGCGCAGGCTGATGCCCAGGTGCTGGGGCAGCAGGTGCTGGAAGCCGTCGCGGCATTCTTAGCGGCTGTTGGCGCGTGGCAGCTTGCGCGCCAGCCGAAGGCGTGATAGTCTACTAATCCGGCGCGCTTCGGTGCAGCCGGTGCCCGGCACCTACCCTCTGCGAAGGGGAGACGGACCAGTCGGGCAGGCGTTCCTCTCGCGGGCGCTGCTATCGGCAGCACTAAGACTGTGAGCGCCGGGCCATACCTTCACCGGGTGGCCACCCTGAGCCTCTCTTCTTCGGAAGGGGGGCTTTTGTGTATGATGGCGCTGGCCCAAGCACGGTGTCCCTGCTGACGATCGCTTTATCAGGGCAGGCGCAGTAAGCCGCCGAGACGGCCAGCCAGGTTCAGCGGGTGCCATCAGGCACAGGAAGCCCGCTGGATTTGTGCTTTTTTGTGCAATCGCTTTACAGCTGTAAAGCATCGCTATAGTATTAATCCATCAGCCACACACAAAAGGAGACAGACGTGAGCCCAGAAGCAATCCGGGAACAGATCAAGGCACTTAACGAGACTAAGCTTCGCACGGACTTGACCGAAGGCGAGTGGTGCGAGCTTAACGGTATCCTGATGGAGCTGACTTCAGCCGCCAATCGGATCGAGGATATCAATCGTCGGTTTGCGGCTCGCGACAACAAGTAACAACGAAAGGACAAGACAGTGACTAGTACCTTCCTGATGAGCAACGGCGCACCCGCCGTCTTCGCGGCAGACCGGGACGAGGCAATCAGCCTGCTCGGCACCGACGAGATACAGCACATACCGCATAGCGACCTGACTGCACGGGACTGGAACAACGCCGAGCGTTTCGGTCTTGACTGGGATCTGCCCTGCTTCTCGGTGGCCTGCTAATGTCAGAGTATCTGCACCCCAGCACGCTGCGCTCCATCCGCAAGGCGGCAGACAACGATCCCCGCGTTCATTCTGTGGCCGACTGGAGCGACATCGCCGTGGTCTACCTCGGCGACGGCTACGTGTACCCGAACGACAGCTACGGTGGGCATCCAATGTCGACCTTCGATGCCCGCACCGTTAAGCACTTTCGCGAGAAGCTGAAGGCGGTGGTGCCAGCCGAGAGCTACCACCACGTCTGTGGTCCGAGGTGCGGCTGATGCATCCGCCCATCCAGGCAACGCGCCGCCCCTTCAAGGGGCGGCAGGCTGGGCCAGCACGCAGGGTGCTAGCGCTGGCGGTGGTGCTGCTGGCGCTGGTGGCGTCGGTGGCCGGTAACGTGGTGCAGGCAGCGTGGCACGGCGCCTACGTTGCAGATGTAGAGCAGGCGATGCGCCTTCTGCGCGACCGGGTGCGCCTGGCCGAGCAGGAGCGCGACGAGATGGCGAGCAGGCTTGCCGATGTGCAGGCCGATTACGTGCGGCAGCTGCCGCAGGACTGAAAGGGAATGACAGATGACGGAAGTGACAGACGAGCTGCAAGTCAGCATATGGGACGAGTGGGATGAGGACGATCGATCAGAGCTGGCGGCGGCGATGGCCGCGCGCTGGGGTGACGGCTTCCAGCCCGACACGCCCGAGAAGGCCGCATGGCTTACCGGGCGCATCCAGCACCACCGCGCCGAGGCCGAGCGCATCAAGCAGGTGCTGAAGCGCGAGCAGGAGCGTCACGAGCGCGCCGAGGCTGCGCTGCTGGCGTACTATGGGCCGGCGCTGGAAGCCTACGCTCGCCAGGCCATCGAGGCCGAGGGTGGCAAGCGCCAGAAGGTGGTGCTGCCCAACGGTGTGGCGCTGGCGTTCAGGAAGGTGCCCGACGGTATCCAGCTAGACGACGAGGCCAGCGCGCTGGCGTGGGCGCAGCACTCTTGCCAGGAAGCGATCGTCATCAAGCGCAGCCTGAGCAAGACCGCGCTGAAGGCGTGGTGGCAGGATACCGGCGAGGTGCCCGCAGGCTGCACGCCGCTGCGAGACAGGATCGGATTCTACGTGCAGGGATGACGCCGACCGGGCAGGGCTGGGGAAACCTGGCCCTGCTTTTTTTGACAAATCGCTTTACAGGTGTGAAGCGTCATATTACTATTGAACCATAGGCAATACGCCACACACGAAAGGACAGACCATGCTCAAGATTAATCCGCACAGCACAATCATTGAGGTTACCTTCATCCCCAATGACGTAAACCTGCGTACGGTAATGCGCTGGGAAAAGTGCATCAGCCATTACGCAGACGTTCTGTATACGGCAGACGGAACGCAGGTAACGGCACATGCAAAGACAGCAAATAGCGAGGACAGGCAGCTCGCAAACTGGATGCTCAAGCAGGTAGCAATCGAAAGCAACGTCGAAACGTTTCACAGCTACGAGTCAGACGAAGATTAGGAGGTCAAACCAATGTATAAGATCGTCAGGATGTTCTTCAGCGGTCGCAAGACTCGGGTGATCAAGCGCAATCTCACGCTTGAGCAAGCACAAGAATGGTGCAAGCGCGCAGACACGTCATCGCGCACAGTCACCACAGCGGCAGGCAGGCGGTACACGGCACGGTACGGCCATTGGTTTGACGGATATCAAGAACAGTAAAACAAATTACGGCAATCGCTTTACAGCTGTAAAGCATCACTATAGTATAGATACATTAGCCGGACGCACCGGCCACACACCAAAGGACGAGACAATGTATCAGGTCAAAGTCGTGCTAGACGAGCAGCGCTACCACGAGGTCGGGTGGGGTAACCCGATGACGTGGGATGACGTGCTGCACTACGTGCGCAAGATGTGCATCAGCTATGGGGATGATTGGCGCGAGGTTGGATTGGCCAAGCGCAAGGTCAACGAGGCACGGTGGATCGTGGATCGTGGCAACTCAATCGCCCTGAATCTTGTGGATGACAGAATGGATGAAATTCTCATCCGTCAGGCGGCGGCCTGATGCATGACCCGTATTTGGAAGGGCAATGGGTGCCCTGCCCGTGGTGTGACGATTGGTGGTGCAACAAGCACGAGGAACACGTGGCGGACTGTGAGTGCCCTGCGCTGTGGGAGGCAGACGATGAGTAACATTTACGAACAGGCAGTTGTTGCACTTCTTGGCGTAATGGAACGCCGTGGAATCGAGGCAGGACAGCTACTACACGAGCTGGACACCGATGGGTTTACGTCGCTGATGATCGCAGTAACCGAAAGCGTTGCTGTAAAGGAAGCAGCTGAGCGGCTATTGCGGCGTGACCTAAGACAACTGTAAGGCAAACGCTTTACACTTGTGAACATCCTGTTAGTATCAAACCAAGGCAGCAAGCCTACACACGAAAGGACAAGACAATGCAAGAGCCAAGCATCGAACAGCTTGAAGAGTGGGCCGAGGAAGGAGGTTGCGAAGCAACAGATGGGTGTTGGGTAGAGATGGACGGTCATTGCGAACACGGCAATCCGTCATGGTTTATCGAGCTGTATCTAATCTAGGAGGTAGGCGTGAGTTGGCTTACGGTATCGCAGGCAGCAAAGCTGCTGCAACTCAGTAGGAGGGCTGTGTACGATGCAGTACATGGATCGAAGATCAAGTCGAAACAGGTGCATGGCTTGATCGTGGTAGACGTGACGACATACAAAGGCCGCAAGGCTCAAACCGAAAGGACAGAAGCGTGAACGATCCGAAAAGGGTAGGCGAAGTTGTAACGGTTCCAGAGGCCCCGCTCGGGGAAGTCAGCGCAGCTACTATGGAAGCGCTAGTGGTAGGTGGTGACCTGAGCAAGCTCACGCCTGCACAGCGCCTAGAAGTGTACCAAGCACGATGCGCGGCGGCAGGACTTGACCCGCGCACGCAGCCATTTAGCTACCTGAACCTGCAAGGCAAGCTAACTTTGTACGCCACCAAGACGGCGACGGATCAGCTGGTGGCTACGCGCAAGCTTTCGGTACAGGTCGCCGACCGCCGACACATGGTGGAAGCCGGGCTGTACGAGGTAGTTGCTCGTGTCACGTTTCCTGACGGTCGCATAGTAGAGGACGTCGGCGTGGTCAGCTTGGGCAATCTACGAGGTGACGCCGCCGCTAACACAATCATGAAGGCTATCACTAAGGCCAAGCGCCGCACCATCCTGTCGGCCTGCGGGCTGGGCATGCTGGACGAGACGGAAGCCGACACCATCCCTGGCGCGCGTGTCGAGACACTTGCTAGCCTGCACCCGGTGGCAGCAACCGTAACTGTAGAAGCTTCACCACCAGCGCCTACAGTTGTGCAGGAGCCTGCGGCAGTTGTAGTCGATGCCCAGCCAATGGACGAATACGTGGCAAGCCTTGAGCCTGATCAGATGGCCGTCGAGGTCGGTCTTATGTGGCGCAAGCTTAAGCTATCGCCCGTAAAGGCAAAGCTGCATCTTCAGCAGCACACAGGTACGGATAGGGTCGGCAATCTGTCAGCGGTTAAGCTGGCGAGCTATCTGGACATTCTTAAAGATGAAGCCTTTGCCGAAGGTGTTATCTAATGCGCTTTCTAACAGTTGGAGTTGTTGCCGCTGCCCTTGTCATCGTGACAGGGGCGGCAGCCAAGGCCGGTGAGCTCATGACGCTGCGTAAGGGCGCCATGGTAGCGCAGTACGAGTTTCAGCTAGACGAGGCTTGCGAGATGCTGCGCGACGAGGACAAAGAAGCGCTAGTGGATATGGCCGATCGTGGCACGATCGTGTTCACGCAGGGCGAGGTGCAGGTGTACGTCAGCGATGCTGTGGAGCATTACACGGCCAAGATACGGATCAAGGGCAAACCGGGCTACTATTACACGCGCAGGTACAACTTGCAGGAGGTTATTAACTGATGGCTAGCGACAAGCAATCGTGGCGACTGACCGGTCTGTGGAGCAAGTCACTGCCAAGCGGCGGCAAGATGCTTTCGGCAAAAGTTCCATTGCAGGTTTTGCTAGATGTTCTGCAAGAGGTCAAGGCGTCTGGCTTGCACGAGGTCGAGGTGGAAGTGTGGGAAAGCCGGTATGCCGAGGAGCGAAAGCCTACGCACAATCTGCGTCTTGTCGAACCGTTTAAGCCAAGACAATCTGGACCTACTTGGAGCAATCCAGCGCAGGACAATCCGCCGTATGTAAGCAAAGAGGAAGTGGAACAGGCGGCTGACGTCTACCCGTTTTGAGACAGACGGCGTGGGTTGGTTTATGCTAGCCCACGCCAACCACTTCACAAGAGGACAGATTAGTGCATGGGTTTACATGGGTTCGAATAGACAGGACGACCGACAGGACAGCTCCACTCAAAAAGCTTGCGAGAGCCTGTGACGAATCAGAGCTGTATGCCTTGGGTCTTGTGGTCAGGCTCAAGCTGACCATGGCCGGAAGGTTTCCTGAGGGCATTGCGCTTCTGACCGAAGAGGACCTAGCGCTTGAGCTGGACGTGCCAGACGAGGCGGTGCGCAGTCTGATCAAGACCGGCTATCTACAGGCGGTGCAGGGCGGGCTGGCCTTTACGGGCTGGCAGGACGACCCAGCAGTACGTGACCTATTGGCGAGAAGAAAAAGAGCAAGCAAATCAGGTAGCGGACAGGAAGCCTGCCTTACGCAGACAGGTAGCCTGCCCACAGTCGACAGGCAGCCTGTAGGTAATACAGAACAAAACAGTACAGAACAGAACAGGACAGTACAGAACAGTAATGATGAGGCGACGATCTATCAGTCCGAGCTAGCAGCCGTTGTACTCGCTGCGTGGCCGGCAGACAAGAGGTGCAACCCAAGACAGGTGATCGTGGCAATACGGCAGAGCCAGGCGACTCCAGATTCACACACGTGCAGGAAGATAGCTGAATCTGCAAAGGCATGGGCGGATGCTTACAGGGAGCAGGGCAGACTTCAATACCTGCCAAGGCTAGATAACTGGATCAGCAGCGGAAACTGGCGCGAGCCTGCACCGGCAGATCAGCCTGCTACTGTGAGGAGAGGGAGGACAAAGAATGGCGACATAGCCTTGACACACGACGATATGACTGTGATTATCAACCAGATGAAGGCGGCCGAGGCAGCCTCACAAAACACGAAAGGACTAGACAATGAGCAGTTCCCCTTCTGATGCACTAGCAGTAGTGCAAGAGCTGATGGCCTGTTACCCGCAGACAACCATCAACCCAGCAAACGTGCAGGCATATGCACGACATCTAGCAGATTTGCCATTAGAGTTGCTGGAAGCAGCTGTAAAGCGCACGGTCGCTACGGCAAAGTGGTTTCCCAGCATCGCCGAGATTCGTGCATCTGCTGCGGCAATACTCGATAGTGCGCCTGATGCTACAGAGGCATGGGCTATCGTAATGCGCGAGGTCAATCGAGTAGGTCGAACCGGTAAGCCAGACTTACAGCACGAGCGGGTAAAGAACGCCGTGCAAGCTATCGGTGGATGGTACGAGCTGTGTCAGTCAGAAATGATGCAGGCAGATCGCGCAGCATTTTTCCGCGCCTATGACGCATCGACAAAGCGAGAAGCAGAGCGCGTAACGCTCGCTGCCGTTCCATCATTGCCTGAAAGCACTTACCTGTTGCTAGAAGCTGGTGTGCAGGCATGAAAAACCACACTCAGCCTTGGCCGGTGCTAACGCTTGCTGAAGATGGACTAACCTGCGTTATGACAGGCGATAACAATTTAGCGATTGAGCCGAATCCTAACTACACCGGCAGCGTGTGGTTTGCTATACAGCGAACGTTTCAAATTCTACGACCTGGTGATCCTATGAAGTCTTGGTTCGTAGATATGACTTTTGGACCAGAAACGCTAGTGACTGTTGCCTTGCGAGTTCCTGAGCATCACGTCGAGATAGTTCATCACATTGCATCTGTGATAAACGCTAGGCCGCTGATGAAGTTTGAAGGTGACGCATGAGTCTTACGCAAGACACGCACGTGCAAGTGCAAACGAATCACGGCAAGGTATGGAGTAAGGCGTGGACGACTTCTGTGGATGGTCTAGTGGTATTGCATGACGCCGACCATGACAGGTGGAGCCTTACACACCGAGCAAGCGGTAAGGCGGTGCTAGAAGTTCAGGGCGGCATGGTCAACGCCCTGCGTGTAGCAGCCCACCAGCTGCGCGATCATGATTGGACTGTGGCCGAGGAGTCGATAAGCGACGAACATAGGCAGGCGGCGGCGGCAGCGCTGGCGCAAGCCGAAGAAACAGCGCCGGATGTGACGCCGGCCACCGAGCGGGGTGTGGGTTCGATGTAGCCTGCCGGAAAACCCACAAGAGGGCGGGATGCAGGCGTAGGGTTTGTCTGTCATCCCCGATGTGAAGCTCCCGCCCTGCCTCGATTATTACCACCACGAAAGGACAACCCGATGAATCGCGATCAGATCAACCAGCTGGCCCAGCTGGCGCTTTCCACCAAGGATCCTGACCTTCTGGCCAAGGCCGTGCAGGAGCTGATGGCAGCCAAGAAGGCCGAGGCGTTGCCGCTGTTCGACGCACAGCAGCCTGCCGTCGCCGATGCTGGCGTGTCGGCATCAAGCCTGGCCGCCGCGCTGGATAACCTGCCGCCGATGGTGGCCAAGCAGGCGCCCGTGCAGCGCGTGGAGCTAGAGGCCGTGGTGCCAAAGAGCGAGATACAAAAGCCGAATCCGCATATCCTGGCGAATCGTACGTGCAACGAATGGGTAAGGCTGTACGGAACACGCTGGGTCAGTAATACGGAAGCGTTTGGGGCTAACGCATCTTGGTCCGCACTTACACTGCGCAAGATGATCAACGAGCTAATTGAAGCTGAACCAAAAATGACACGCATCGCAATCGGAAGGCTTTTTTGGAAACGACTCGAAAGCCTGCACTCAACAGCCTATAGAGTCGAGCATCGTGTTAGAGATTGTGGCGGATACACTGTGCGCGAGCATCGGATACTGCGCGTGCAGTCCTAAACAAGGCAGCTAAGTACCATGCGATTGGAATCGTGTTCAACGTGCTGTCAGTTGTTTAGCCTACTAGACGAAAAAGGACGATGCGAACGTTGTGCAGAACGGTGGTCGTTTCTAACGAACCAACCGATTAGCGCTGTGTTCCAAAAGCCGCAACAGGTTACTGAAAAAAAGCGTGCTGCTGGAAGGCCGGTTGTGCTGAAAAGGCATTGTCAGATGTGCCAGTTAACAAAACCAAGCGAGATGTTTCCGAAACGACACAGCGTAAGCGTTAATCTGCGGGGCCTTTGTTTAGAGTGCGTTGACGTACATCGCGAACAACGATCAGAAATGAAACAGCTGAATGCAGCTTACAAGCCTACTGGAAGCAGAGGTGGAGGGTGGCTTGTACCAGCAGATACCGATGGTCGATACTGTAGAGGCTGTTCGACATTTAAGCCGTGGGACGACTTCTACAGGGCAAGCAATGGGTTTAACGGTAGAGCGTCTAGATGTAAATGGTGTACGGCAAAGCCGCTGCTAACCAATAAACGAGTTGTCGACAGTAACGGTAGAACCTGTACGCGGTGCGGCGAATATAAGCCGTGGGCTCAATACTACAAGAAGAAAAACAATCCACACGGACATTTGCAGGTTTGTATCGAGTGCTATAGGAGGCTATATGCTCGCATCGAATCTTAGTGCCATGCTTCGTCGCCAGGACAGCGCAGCCCAGCGCGTGGAGCTGCTGGCCGATGCCCTGCACGCCGCCGACCACCTGCTGGCCGCTCTGCACGAGGCCACCCTGTCGCCCAGCCCAACCGCGATGAACGCCCTGGCCGCCGCAGAGAAACGGTACGCCGAGGCAAGAGGCAGGGTGGATGGCAGGCGCTGATGGGGCTGCCGTGCAGCAACGTCCAGCCGGTATGCTGGGGAACGATGGACGACGCACCGCCAGCAGACAGGCCACCGCCAAGCGTGGCCGCGATGGTGCGCGAGGTGGAGCAGATAGCTGGCAGCCTCGTTGGCTTGCTGGTGGACCTCGGCGAGCTGCGGCTGGACCTGGAGGCTCTGGCGGCCAACGAGGCCACCGAGCTTGGCCGATCCTGACAGGCGGCAAGGGCCACCACGACATGGGCAACGATCGGGATCGCGAGGACAGGATCGACGATCGGATCATTCCGCACAACGCCCGTGCCTGCCGAGGCTGCCGCAAGGTCATGCCAGTGGCACGCTTCCCCAACCCGGACGCCAAGCAGCCGCTGTGCCACGGCTGCACCATACTTTGGATGCTCTACCGCGAGCGGCCAACGGCAAAGTGGATACGTTTCCCATGTACGGGCTGTGACACCATCGTGCGGGCGCCGCGCAAGGCGAGAAGCGCACGAGCGATGCTGTGCTTGCCGTGCTACGAGGGATGGCGTGCCTTCAGCGATGAGGTGGAGCGCCGGCGCAAGCGAGGTGAGCTGTCATGATGCGCATTAGCCTGCCGGGCTGGCACGCCGTGCCGAAGAAGCGCCCGCGCGTGACGCGCAACGGCACATATATGCCGCCGGGCTACATGGACTGGAAGCAGGAAACAGCGTTCCAGATGCGACTAGCGTCGGCAAGTGCGGAGCCGGCAACTTGCCTGCTGCGCGTAGAGGTTCTGATAGTTGCAAAGAAGAAGCCGCGCGGCGACATGGACAACCTGCTTGGTGCCGTGTTGGACGCAGGCAACGGCGTACTGTGGCAAGACGACAGGCTCGTTGGCGCTTGTAGCTGTGCTTGGCTTAAGCCTACAGCCGAGCGCAGTGACGGTGTATATGTGGAGGTTTCTGAATGGACGGCAAGCTAAACAAGCCCGGTGCAAGAACAAAGCGTACGCCTGAAACGGCTAAGCGCATCATCGACTTGCTGAAGCTTGGCAATTATCGCGACCACGCCTATACGGCAGCAGGCATTAGCCACGATACATTCTACAAGTGGCTGAAGGCTGATCCTGCATTTTCTGAAGCTGTTGAAAAGGCTGAAGCTGAAGCAATCGCGTTTCACATGTCGCAGATCATCAAGGCAAGCCGTGAGGGAACATGGCAGGCATCTGCTTGGTTCCTTGAGCGTAAACTGCCAGACAGATTCGGAAGGCAGGACCGTCGTCCCGATGGTCCGGATAGACAGGAGATCATCATCAAATGGGCCGAGGACGAGCAGTGAAACCAAAGAAGGTCGAGCCGGTAACCGGCGCAGTCGTAATGCCGCAGAACATCGAGATGCGCAACGTTGACGACCTGTTGCCCTATGCACGCAACAGCCGCACGCACAGCCCTGCGCAGGTCGCTAAGATTGCAGCTTCGATTCGTGAGTTTGGATGGACTGTGCCAATCTTGGTTATGAACGACGGCACCGTTGTGGCTGGCCACGGGCGCCTAGAAGCGGCGCGCAAGCTGAAGATAACTGAAGTACCTACGATCGACGTAAGCCACCTTGACGAGGCTCAGATGCGTGCCTACGTGATTGCTGACAACCGCCTTGCGCTCGATGCTGGGTGGGACGAGGAAATGCTGGCTGCTGAGATTGAATCCCTAATCGAGCAAAACTACGAGATCGACTTACTAGGATTCGATGAGAAGGAAATTGATGCGATCTTGGCTGACGAGGATGATGCGCTATACACGCGCAAGGTCGAAAGCCCGCTGTACGAACCTACCGGGCCAAAGCCTGCGCTTGCTGACCTTTGGGACAATAGCAAAACTGTCGAGTTGCTAACCGAGATTGAAGCGGCTGAGATACCTGACGACGTAAAGGAGTTCCTCCGTGCGGCAGCGCAACGTCACATTGTTCTAAACTTCCGCAACATCGCCGAGTACTACGCGCACAGCAATCAGCACATCCAAGACCTGATGGAACGCAGCGCGCTCGTGATTATTGACTTTAACAAGGCGATCGAGCTTGGCTACGTAAAGCTAACTGACGCAATTATGCAGCAGTATCGCGCAGAGTACGGGGCGATCGAAAAGAATGCGTAACACCGACTTCTGTGTGTTTATCCTGACCTACAAGCGGCCAGATCGTGTAGCAACGTACAACCTTCTACGAAAGTCTGGATATCGCGGACCACTATATCTAGTCGTTGATGACGAGGACCCTACTCTTAATGAATACCAGCGAAGCTTTCAGAATCAGGTCATAACTTTTAGCAAGCGCGAGGTCGCTAAGACGTTCGACGTAGGCGATAACTTTACAGCAATGAATATCGTCACCTTTGCACGGAACGCCTGTTTCGACCTGGCCCGACAGCTCGGATTCCGTTACTTCCTGCAACTAGACGACGATTACAACTGTTTCGACTATCGAACCAATGACAGGCTTGAATACACAGATGACCGCATCGATGATATCGAGCCTGTCTTTGACCTTTTGCTCGACTTCTATAAAGAAGTCCCGGCAACCAGTATTGCAATTGCGCAAGGTGGCGACTTCCCTGGCGGCAAGGCTGGCAAGTGGGCACAAACGACCAAGCCAATGCGCAAGGTAATGAACAGCTTCTTTTGCGACGTCGAAAGACCGTTTCAGTTCGTCGGCAGAATCAACGAAGATACAACCACCTACGTGACACTAGGCCGCAAGGGTCATGTGTTCTTTACTATTCCAATGCTGTCGCTCAATCAGCGCACGACACAACAGAATGCCGGTGGATTGACTGATAGCTATCTTGAAAACGGCACTTATGTCAAAAGCTTTTACAGCGTGATGTATGAGCCAAGCTGTGTTGCTGTTAACGAGATGGGCGAGCAACATAGGCGTCTGCATCATCGAGTTAGCTGGGACAACACGACGCCGGCAATACTTGCAGAGCGTTATCGAAAGCCGCGAGGGTGAGGATAACTTTACCGCGACTGCATCCAATGCAGCGCGAGATTTATAATCACCCAGCACGATGGAAGGTGCTAGCGTGCGGTCGCCGTTGGGGCAAAACAAGACTTGCGAGCATCTGTGCGTTGACAGCTGCTATGTCAGGCAAACGCACGTGGTGGATAGCTCCTACCTATGCGACAAGCTCGATCGGGTTTCGGCAGCTTAAACAGCTTGTAGCGTCTATTCCTGATGCGCGCGTCAGGGACGGGGACAGAATGATTTATCTGCCCTCAATGCGCGGCGAGATATGGTTTAAATCGGCAGACAGCGGCGATAGTGGACTGCGCGGTGAAGGCCTCGATCTCGTCATTTTCGACGAGGCAGCTTACTGTCCAGAGGACGTATGGCAGCAAGCAATCCGACCTGCTTTGGCAGACAGAAAGGGCAGCGGCATCTTCATTAGCACGCCCGCAGGTGAAGGCGACTGGTTTCATCGCGCACATGAGCAGAACGGCAAGGACGGGTGGGCTAGTTGGCAGCTACCAAGCTGGTCAAACCCGCATCTTGATCCGGACGAGGTAGAAGCAGCAAGAGCCGAGCTTCCTAGCATCGTGTTTCGACAAGAGTTCGGAGCCGAGTTTGTAACTGCCGCAGGCACCCGGATCAAGCGCGAATGGCTGCGCACCGGCAGGCCGACTGACGATGAGCGCCGCGCGTGCCGCATCCTGATGGGCGTGGACCTCGCCATCAGCACGAAGGATGGCGCCGACTACACGGCCGCCGTGGTCGTTGCCCGCCACACTGACGGCAGGGTTTGGGTGCTGGACGCTGCCCGCACCCGCAGCAGCTTCCAGGACGTGCTCGGATTCATCCGGGCGATGGCTGCCAAGCATAGTCCACAAGCGATAAGCGTAGAGCAAGTGCAGTATCAGGCAGCAGTTGTTTCCGAGCTGCTGCGCACTACAGACCTTCCGGTAAAGGGCGTGCGTCCTGACCGCGACAAAGTTACTCGCTTTCAGACTGTCGAGGCACGCATCGAGCAAGGTCTTGTCTATCTTGACCCTGCGCTGCCCGACGACTTCACGAAAGAGTTACTGGCATTCCCCCTTGGCGAACACGACGACATGGTTGACGCCATGGTGTACGCCTATGGCAGCGGAGGCCGTGTTCTTGAGTGGAGCTGAGGGGTGACGCAAATAACCCTACGCAGCTAGACTGAATCAGGCGCCCGCCAAACGGGTCGGGACAAGCTACGGGGGCCGGGCGCCACCCTTCAGAGGTAGAGCATGCCGCAGCAGCAACGGTGGAGCGGTCGCATGGTGGACGCCGTGCGCAAGGCGTTCAGGCTGGGGCCTGCCGTTGTCGGCGAGGGCGCCGGCAGCTTTATGAGTCAGACAGGCTTCTACAGCTACGATCCCGGCTACGTTGCGCCGGAAAAGTGGATGGAGCTGTCAGTGGCCGTGTATGCCTGCATCCGGCTGCGCGCCCAGACGCTGGCCAGCGTGCCGCTGGTAGTGTACCGGCAGGGGCCTGACGGGCTGGTGGCAGTACCTGACCACCCGCTGGCGCAGTTGCTAGCCGCCGTTAATCCGCATTGGACGCCGGTGCGCCTGTGGCAGATGAC